GAGCCTGGCATGGCTGCTGCCGAAAAAGCAATTAAAATCTTACCTGCTGGCAAGGCAGCTATATGTAGACTCCCTAGAAAAGACGCTAATGAAATGCTCCTCGCAGGGGAAGGGGATGAACTTAGAAAACTCTTATTCCAAGCAACACCTGTTAGACCAGATGGAATACTTAACGCCAGTAATCTCTGGGGAGAACTAACAAAGAAAGGATCTAACAGCGTCTGTCCTTTTCCCTACCCAATGCTAGATCAGTTTACAAAAGGCTTTCGTAAAAGCCAGATGATAACGATAGCAGCAGGTAGTGGTACAGGTAAGTCAACTATATGTAGAGAACTAGCACATCACTTTCTTAAGAATAAACTTACTGTTGGTTACATAGCACTGGAAGAGAGTGTACAAAGAACAATGCAGGGGATACTCGGTGTAGAGATGAATAAACCCCTGCACCTTGAGGATAATGTAGAAGAAACAGAAGGGTTGAAACAATCTTTTGACAGGTTGTTTGGTACAGAAAAACTATTCTTATATGATCACTTCGGATCTATGGACCCTGACAGGTTGATAGAACAGATCACCTACCTTGCAACAGCAGAAGGTGTAGACGTAGTGATACTGGATCATCTGACAATAGTTGTTTCTGGTATAGATAATGTCGATGAAAGAAGAGCTATTGATATTGCGTGTACAAAACTACGACAGGTTGTTGAATCTACTGGCATAGGTTTAATACTTGTTAGCCATTTAAGAAGACCACCTGGTCTTTCTCACGAACAAGGACAGACTGTAAGTACCTCAGATCTAAGAGGTAGCTCAGGAATACTTCAGCTATCAGATCTTTGTATCAGTGCTGAAAGAAATCAGCAGTCGGAAAGCTATGCAGAAAGGGCAGAGCTACAGCTACGAGTGCTGAAGAACAGGCATACAGGGATGACAGGACCGATAGATAAATTATTGTATGACCAAAGCACAGGAAGACTTGTAGTACCTATGGCAACTTATTTCGGAAACTAATGACTTTACTAATTGACGCTGATTGGCTTTTGTATTCTTCATGTTGTGCCTGTGAACAGGACATAAAATGGGATGACAATCTACACACTCTTCATGCTGATGAAAGAGATGTACATGAAATGATTGATGGCAGAGTCTCTTACTATCAGACTATTGCTGAAGGGGATAAGGATATTGTTATGTGCTTTACTGAGTACCCGACATTCAGGCATACAATATATCCAGAGTACAAAGCTAATAGAAAGAACAAAAGAAAACCTTTGGCCTTTAAGAAAGTAGTAGAGCAGGTAAGAGAAAAGTATGAATCAAAAAGTTTTGATGGGCTTGAGGGCGATGATGTAATGGCTCTTTTGGCCACTAGCAAACAATACGACAACCCAATAATAGTTTCAGTCGATAAGGACATGAGGTCTGTACCTTGTACCCTCCTAGCAGGTGATGACTTAGAACTTATAACCAAACGTAAGGCTGATCGACATTGGATGAAGCAAGCCCTTACAGGAGATAGTACAGATAACTATTTTGGTATAGATAAAGTAGGACCAGTAACAGCAGAGAAGATACTGGGAGAATCTAAAACACTAGAACAGATGTGGGAGAAGGTAGTAGCTGCGTATGAGAAAAAGAAATATGACTTTGCTGATGCTGTACTTAACGCACAGCTTGCAAGAATACTGAGAGATGGCGACTTTGATTACAAGACAGGAGAAGTATCTCTTTGGACTCCATAAAAAAACACTGGCAACTTACGGGTCAAAAGTCACCAGTGTTTCTGCTTTGCATAAAAAAACCAATAACTAATGGCGGTCAGCTACTGGTATTTCCGTGTTTAGTAAAAGAAGTAGACCTCTTTCATAATCACCTTATCACATAAATTTAAACCTGCTATACTTTATTACTCAAATTGAACTACAATGCAGATAAATCTTTTTAATCATGTCATCTGAAAAGCTTCCTGTTATTACAGATGAAATGATTTTTGCCTTAGATAAAATCTTTCCGCATCGCCATCCTGATTTGTCATTAACTGATAGAGAGGTATGGTATAGAGCAGGGCAACGTTTTGTTGTTGACTTTCTAATTGAACAACAGAAACGACAAAAAGAAACTATGCTCACTAACACTGTTTTGGAGAATTAACCATGTGTCTCGGAGGACCCCCAAAGCCACCACCATTACCAGAGCCTAGACCTACAGCACCAGCACCAGAAAGGACTGCTAAGACTGTAGTAACTGGTAAGCAAAGAAAGAAAACTTCAGCAACTGGTGCTGCAACAAGGCAGCCTAGAAGAAGTGGTACTGCTTCTTTGAGGATTCCTAGATCTATGGGTAACGCTCAAGGTGGAAACTTAAATTATTAAAATGGAGTATTCAACAGGTGGGCAAACTGCTGCTGGTCGTTATGAGCAGTTGCAGAGTAATAGATCTACTTTTTTAAGAGAAGCTAAAGAATCTTCTAAGTTAACTATTCCTAGCCTTATACCAGAATCATCTACTGGTACTAGAGCTAGGATAAAAACTCCCTTTCAAGCACTTGGTGCAAGGGCTGTAAATTCTTTATCTGCAAAATTATTAGTAGCTCTTCTACCACCTGGTACTCCCTTTTTTAAATTAAGCATTGACAGTCTTGCCTTGTTACAAGAAGGAGGACAGGAAGGATTAGAAACTGAAATAGATAAAGGATTACGCACAATAGAAAATGCTTTGATGGATGAAATCGAAGTATCTAATGATCGTGTTGCAATGTTTGAAGCATTAAAACATTTGATTGTTGCAGGTAATGTTCTTCTATACCTGACAGATAAAGGATTAAAAGTTTATCCATTAGAAAAGTTTGTATCAAAAAGAGATGAAGTTGGTAATGTACTAGAAATTATTACAAAAGAATCAGTACATCCTCAAGCCTTACCTTTAGATTTTTTAAACCAAATAAAGAAAAAAGATAATTATGACGAAAAAACGATGGGCGAAGAACTCGACATCTATACCCACATTAAAAGAATTAATGATGACTATGTATGGTTCCAAGAATGTAAAGGTGAAAAGATACCAGGCACAGACGGCAGATCAAAAGTAGATGTATCCCCTTGGATTTTATTGAGATGGGTTCGTATAGACGGAGAAGATTATGGTCGTGGGTATGTTGAAGAGTATCGTGGTGATCTTATAAGCCTTGAATCTTTGACACAAGCAATTATAGAAGGAGCCGCAGCTAGCGCAAAAGTTCTATTTCTTGTGAATCCTAATGGTCAGACAAGAGCAGCGACTCTAGCCAAGGCTCCTAACGGTGCAATAAGAGAAGGTAGTGCAGCAGATGTTTCTGTAATGCAAGTAGGTAAAGCAGGTGATTTTAGTATTGCTTTGCAAGCCATGCAGCGTATAGAAGCAAGACTTGCTGATGCTTTTCTTTTAGCTAGTTCTGTACAAAGACAAGCTGAAAGAGTAACGGCAGCAGAGGTACAAATCATGGCTCAAGAACTAGAGAACTCATTGGGTGGGGTGTACTCTATCCTCAGTCAGGAACTGCAATTACCTTATTTGAAACGTAGGATGCATATGCTTGTACGTTCTGGCAAGGTTCCAAAGTTACCAGAGAACATTGTAAAACCTAAGATCGTAACTGGTATTCAAGGTCTTGGTAGAGGTAATGATCGTAATAAGCTTATTGAATTTATTGGAACAGTAGCGCAAGCTCTAGGTCCAGATGTGATGAGACAATATGTAAATGTAGATGAAGCAGTCAAACGATTAGCAACATCTATAGGTATCGAGACTACTAACCTTGTCAAGACACAAGAGGAGATAGCAGCAGAGATGCAACAAATGCAGCAGCAACAGTTGATACAACATCTCGGACCTGCTGCTCTTGGATCTCCATTACTTGATCCTAAAAATAATGCACAAGCACAACAACTAACGGAGGAAGCTAATGCCAACGAAGAAGCCTGATCCTAAATCAAAGACACCTGATACAGAGCCAGCAAAGGCTATTGTTAGTAAATTAGGTGTTAATGATGAGCCGACCCCTACAAAGCCAACAGTGGTCGAAACTAAAAATGGTAATACAATTACTTATAACTAATAAAATTTTATGACTTCATCCCAGGTAAATGTCACAGAGACACCACCAATGTCTCAACAAGATTTAGAAACTCTTGCAAAAAATGAAACTGATGATAACGGCCTTATTCTTGGTAAGTTTAAATCAGTAGAAGACTTAGCTGCTAGTTATAAAGAACTGGAGGGTAAGCTTGGAACAGTAACAGAAGAAGAACAACCTCAAACAGAAGAAGAACAGCCTGAAACTAATAACACTGAATTTAATGCAGAAGAGTTGTATGGTGATGGTCTTGCTTCGGTACTAGAAGAAGTTGGTATTGATCCACAAGAAATCTCTAACAGATTTCAAGAATCAGGTGAAATAACTGAAGATGATTACACCAAGTTAGGAGAAGCAGGTTTTTCAAAACAAGTAATTGATACCTACCTTGATGGAATAAGAGGTAGTGCAACTGCTGATGATATTGCCACGACACAAATACAAGGCATTAAAGATTCTATTGGTGGTGATGAAAACTACGGTAAGATGGTTTCATGGGCCATAGAAAATCTACCTGCTAATGAAGTAAAAGAGTTTAATTCTTTAACTGAAACAGCAAATGCAACAGCAATTAAATTTGCAGTACAAGGTCTTTATTCTCAATACAATAACGCTATGGGTGTCGAACCAAACTTAGTATCAGGCAAGGCTTCATCAAGTGGACCTACACCTTACAGATCTACAGCAGAAGTAGTTACTGCTATGTCAGATCCTCGCTATGGTAAAGATGTTACCTACACCGAAGATGTCCAAAGACGTTTAGGTGGTAGTGATGTATTCAGTTAACTATGGCTAACACACCTACTAATCCCAAGCTTTATGAAAGGGTAAAGTCAGAAGCAAAGCAGAAGTTTAGGGTCTATCCTTCTGCTTATGCTAATGCTTGGTTGGTTAGAACTTATAAAAAACGTGGTGGAGGTTATCGTAAATCTTAATTATGCCCTTATCTA